GGGTGGTACAGCAACGGCAAACCGTAAATTCAGGTATCATCCAGAGTCAGACTAAGTCTGTTACAAAGACTCCCCATAGACAGGGAGGGTGTGTAACAAACTGATAAGGCAAAGCCAAATCTGACAACATAGGTATACTTTACAGTTACTATTAAATTACTGTATTATGCCACCTCGAGAAACGTTCAGTTTAGACATCCGTTAAGACTTCGAACATGTATACTTCGCCATCAATATATATGATGGGTATTGTACTACATGTAGCGAGAGGTCTATTAGGACATCCATTCCTACTAAACTCAAACCAGGGTTGTTAAAACCCTATATGCTTATTCACGCACATTTATTTAAGAATAATCTCAAATGCCTTGGATAGTGGGAGACATATACAACCGCTTGCTTAAAGCAAGGAACCCGAGAACACCTCACGGTGCTAGGACTTCAGCGGTACTGTCTCCCAAACTATTTTAACTGGCTACCATGACACTATTGTCTATGGTATTTGAAAACAATTTGAGATTATGTAGTCTATCTAATAGGACTCTGTCATTATCATATTCAACTTCGACAGATTTTAGATAACTACCAAGATCATCCTCTACAGGTTCCATTGTGTTGCGAACCTGAGGGTACACCTCTAAACCCACATCTCTGAACCAATTGAAATCAACATTCTCTACTGCGGGATAGACAACTAACTGTTGTCTCCGCCATGGAAATTGGAATAACAAATGTTCAGGATATGGACAGGGATGGGCTCTGAAAAGCCCCGTACTAATCGGAGACGGAATCTCCAGGTACTTAGTCCGTTTAACGGGATCCCCATTTAGAAATGCTGGCTTATGAGTAGCCAACTGATCTTTCTTAAAATTATCAAAACACAAATCCACACAGTTCTCCAAAAAATATGTTTGGAGTAGAAGACCATTACATGGACCAGGATAACTCGAATCCAAGTTCCAGTCTTCTGAAACGACATCACCTTCTACAGAATCATAAATGTTCTGCAGTTTATCAAGGATCATCTTGGGGTCTTTCACCAAAGGTGCAAGTTCTCCCCTAGTTGTCGCAACACGTGTGTAATATCCCCTCTGTTCGGACGTCAATAATCCATCTCTAGTGGACTTAAGCCCGCACCCCCCGAGTGTCTTACTTACAAAGTATGACACTCCCGACGGTACGGACTTAAGGAGACCCTTTACTACTGGATCCCCAATGAATATTGACATCATACGATCTTGCAAGGAGTAATCAAATCCCTTGCACATATCGTAGCTTACGGTACCTAAGTCAGCAACTTCCGGCTCTAAAGAGAGTTGGTCACCCCCCAAACTAGATCGTTCATTCCATTGAGGATGAACCAAACCCATATTAAAATATGGTCTTTTTTGGAAATTTGGACTTAGTGTACAATCACTTGTACCGTATTCGAACAGAGTACTGTTAATGATTACATAGGCTTTACTAAGATAATTCTTGCCTATGGACGGGACCAATCCCGCCTCATTAACAAATTCCTTCCATGAAGCATAATATTTTCCTTTCATGCGAAGAAGTACATCATCCCCGTTGATCAACATTGGTACCTGATCAAGGCGAAATCGATGATGGTAGGGACACTTTGATTTGCGTTCATAACGACTTACAATTTTACAATTACAACCTTTAATCTTGAAGGTTTCTTGACTATAGCTCGACTCGCTTAACTCATAGAACAGACGGTTCACTGCAGCATTTATAATACATAGTATCGGAAAGCTCAGTGGTGAACCCATCAACTGCCCCCAGGTCTGCATCGGCGGATTGCCGTTCAAACCTAGGTCCCATGGCTGGTAAGCCCCTTCTCAGTATAATCGAGAACGGACCCTACTAAACCTGTGCTGAGCACATCTCCTAGAAAATCA